TTGCGATAATGCAGCACAATTAACAGCTGATCTTTTAAAAGCACACAGTCTTGGAATCGATAAGGTTGTGCAACATAACTATTGGAAGTCATCAAAATATCCCACTGGTAAGAACTGCCCATATGCAATAAGGCAAGGGTTGTTTAACACCTCATGGGATTGGTTTTTAGGTTTAGTTAACAAATATTATAAAGGTGTGGAGGAATGTAACATGAAATATTTTGAATTGTATAAAGAGGACATGAACTTAAGAAGTGGGATAGGTACTAACTATCCAGTTCTTATAGTAATTCCAAAGGGAACGGTTATCGAGGTTTCTCAGGTGTCAGGTACTTGGGGCAAAACCACATACAATGGCAAAAGTGGCTGGTGCAGCATAACTGCCTCGTATGCAAGAGAGGTATCTGCCCCAGTAACGCCACCAATTGCCGCAGAAACCGTGCAAAAGTCAGAGTACGATAAAGTAGTGGCAGAGCGTGACCAGCAGCGTCAGCGGGCAGAGATTGCGGAGCAGAAACTGGCTCAGATAAAATCAATATTATCGTAGGCATAACTTGGGGGCAGTTCAGAGGAATTGCTTCCTTTTTTTATGGAGGTATAACTTATGACTAATGAGCAAAAAGAGAAAATATATGAAATGCGAAAAGAGGGTATGAGTTATTCAAAAATAGTTTTAACGCTTCGCATTTCTGAAAATACAGTAAAATCCTATTGCAGACGCAATAATCTTGGCGCCGTTATAAAGAATGAGTTCGAAACACCGCGACAAAAAAATACAGTTTGCATGCACTGCGGAAAAGCGTTAAAGCTTGGCATGAGCCGAAAGCTTCAAAAGTTCTGTTCGGAAGAGTGTAGGCGTACATGGTGGAAAGGCAATGATGAATTGCTTAAACGGAAGGCATACTACACTCTAGTATGCGCTGAATGCTGTAAGGAATTTAAGAGTTATGGCAATAAGAAACGGAAATATTGTTCTCATGCCTGTTATATAAATGCAAGGTTTAGAAAGGGTGGTAATGCCGATGTCGCGCGAGCAGTTTGAAAGCGAAAAGAATTATAGAGTAGCACTTTCCATTGCCAAAGCAATGCTCTCCAAGGGGCTTATATCAACACAGGAATACAGTGCAATTAATACTATGCTCATAGCCAAATATAGCCCAATAATAGGCAGTTTAACCGCATAATAGACTTGCAATATATCAAGATTAGAGTTAACATAAGCGTTGGAAAGGGGTGAAAATATGGCGCGAAACATACGCAGAATAGGGCCTACAACTCCAAAGTTGCCTGCCCAAAAGCGGGTTGCTGCATATGCAAGAGTATCAAGTGACAAGGATGCCATGATGCACTCGCTTTCAGCGCAAGTCAGCTATTACAGCGGCTATATTCAAAAGCATAATGGCTGGGAATATGTCGGGGCTTTTGTTGACGAAGCAATGACTGGCACAAAGGACAATAGAGCAGATTTTCAGCGAATGCTTGCTGACTGCCGTGGCGGAAAAATTGATATGATTATTACAAAGTCAATTTCCCGCTTCGCAAGAAACACTGTAACAATGCTAGAAACGGTACGCGAATTGAAGGGCCTGAATATTGATGTCTTTTTTGAAAAAGAGAATATACACTCTATGAGCGGGGATGGCGAGCTGATGCTTACCATCCTCTCTTCTTTTGCCCAGGAGGAAAGCCTATCCGTCAGCGAGAACTGCAAATGGCGTATAAGAAAGCGATTTGCCGATGGCGAACTTGTCAATCTACGGTATATGTATGGTTACCAAATTGTAAATGGCAATATTGAAATTGAACCAAATCAGGCAGAAATAGTTAGAACGATTTTTAAAGATTATATTGGCGGCATGGGCTGCGGTCTTATTGCAAAAAAGCTGAGAGATACTGGCATAGCTTCTTTAAGGGGAGGCGCTTGGAACGCTGATAGAATTGCAAAAATAATAAAAAACGAAAAATATACAGGCAATGCGCTACTTCAAAAGAGATTTGTTTCCGACCATTTGACAAAGGCAAGGATGCAGAATAAGGGGATACTGCCTAAGTATTATGCCGAAAACACCCATACTCCCATAATTGACGAAACTACCTTCCAAAGAGCGCAAGAAATTTTGGCTAAAAACACAGAACGGAATGCAGGACGAAAAGATGATGGGCATTACACTTTTACAGGTAAGATTGTCTGCGACAAGTGCGGTAAAACATTCAAATGCAGAACTTGCCATGGGAAAATATCATGGAACTGCTCTACAAATATGCAGTTTGGTAAGACCGCCTGCCATTCCAAGCAAATCCCAGAAGAGATTCTTCTTGCATTGACGGCAGAAGTTATGGGACTTACAGAGTTTAATGAAGTCCACTTTGAAGAGCATATAAAGGAAATACAAGTACCGGAGATTAACCAATTGGTTTTTGTATTTAATAATGGACATATCATTCAAAGGGAGTGGCAGAATAAATCACGCAAGGATAGTTGGAGTGCCGAAGCTAGGCAAAAAGCACGAGAGCGCCAGCTTGAATATATTGAGAGGAGAAAATCACAATGTCTGAAGCAAGAGCAGTAACAGTGATACCTGCTACCACAGGCAGGTTTGCGCCTATAGTTTTTAATACTGGAGAGAAAAAGCAAGTGGCAGCCTATGCAAGGGTTTCCACGGATAATGATGAACAGTTATCCAGCTTTGAAGCTCAAATGGATTATTACACAAGGCAAATTAATTCAAATGAAGCATGGGATTTAGTCGAGGTATATACTGATGAAGGAATTTCTGCTACCAGCACCAAAAAGCGGGATGGTTTCAATAGGATGATTTCTGATGCTTTGGCAGGGGAAATTGACCTAATAATCACCAAATCGGTATCAAGGTTTGCACGAAATACTGTTGATACTCTTGTTACGGTTCGTAAGCTCAAGGAAAAAGGTGTCGAAGTATTTTTTGAAAAAGAGAACATTTATACCCTTGACAGCAAAGGGGAGTTGCTAATTACGATTATGAGTTCCTTAGCGCAAGAAGAAAGTCGCAGTATATCTGAAAACGTCACTTGGGGTCAACGCAAGCGGTTTGCTGATGGCAAAATTAGTCTTCCATACGGGCAGTTTCTCGGTTATGAAAAAGGTGCAGACGATTTGCCTAAAATTGTGGAAAATGAAGCACTGGTTATTCGGCTTATATACAAGCTTTTTCTTGAAGGCAAGACCGCATCGGGTATAGCAAAGCATTTGAGCGACAATGGCATTCTGACGCCTTCAGGCAAAGGTAAATGGCAATCATCCACTGTACTTAGTATCTTGCAAAATGAAAAATATAAAGGCGATGCAATGCTTCAAAAGACTTTTACAGTTGACTTCCTTACAAAGAAAAAGAAAGTTAATGAAGGGGAGATACCGCAGTATTATGTTGAGAACAGCCATCCAGCAATCGTTTCACCTGAGGTGTTTGACCTTGCGCAACATGAATTGAAAAAGAGAAAAACAGCTAAAGGCTACAAAACCAGTGGCAATTTCTTTTCAGGTAAAATACTCTGCGGCGAATGCGGGAGTTTCATTGGAAGCAAGGTATGGCACAGCACTAGCAAATATCGCAGGACAATATGGCAATGCAATAGCAAGTTCAAAAATGATGAGATATGCGAAACGCCGCATTTATACGAAGATACCCTAAAGAACGCATTTGTAGATGCCTTTAATAGCCTGATTGATAATAAGGAAGACATAATAACAGGGTATGAAGATATAGTGGCAACACTCACTGACAACACAGCGCTTGATAAAGCAAGCGAAGAGTTTCAAACCGAATGCGCTGTAGTGCTTTTAAAGATGCAGAAGTGCGTGGAAGAAAATGCTCATTCAGTTCTCGACCAAGCAGAATACAATACAAAGTATTCTGCTTTAGTTGAACGCTATAGAAATGCCCAAAGCAGGCTTTCTGAAATCGACGAGGAACGTCTAAATAGAGCTGTCAAACATGAGCAGATTTCGGGATTTCTTAAAACACTAAGCAATAGCAACACATTGCTGACCGAGTTTGATGAGGCACTGTGGATTGCCACAGTAGACACGGTTACAGTTAACTCGGCTGAAGACATTGCATTCATATTTAAAGACGGCACTGAGCTTCCCTGGAAAATTTAATTTTAAGAATAACCTGCAAGTTTGGCATTACGCCGAGCTCGCAGGTCTTTATTTATTTGCTTTGTCTCGGCTGCTTTTTTCCTATATTAAATCAATCTTCAGTATCCAATTCAATTTCTTCTTCGTTATCGATGGTACTTTCATAGTACTCCAAATCAGCGTCATCATCTTTCGGCACGCTAGATTTGCTGGTATATAGTTTTGACCATTGAAGCGGCACCTTCATTTTCTTATTGTACGCGATGAGCATGGCTTCAGCATAACCAAGAGAACCAGCCTTGCGTTCATTTGCTGTACGCCCAATTTCTTTGATAGAATACTTTCCTACTTTCTCCTTGAAAATATCGTCCTTTAGAGCATCGCCAAAGGCTTCAATCAGCCGCACAATGCCTCTTAGTATATTAGCAGACAGCGAGTTATAATCACCTTCCCATGTTCCGACGCAGAGACGCAAAGTGCGATCCAGTACATGAAACCCAAATTTCTTATGAATGTACTCTAGAGTAGATATAGCGCAGACGCTACCGGGAACTTTGCTTGGTGAGAGGAACAGGCCGTATGATTCAACCAGAGATTTGATGATGAGCTGAGTATCATTGCCAGCTTCGACATTCGCCATGAAAATTTCATATGGCAACAAGGGCTTAACATATTTCTGCTGGTTTGCAAAAATATCTGCCTCCTGTGTGTAATCCAGTTCGTCATAGATCATACACCAGACTGGAGTTTCACGAGAACCAGACACAGTTGCGATAATTTCAATAGTATGTTGGCCGTTGAAGACATAATTGACACCATCGCGTCGGCTGATTTTCACGGGGTTTATTTGGCATAGGTCAAAGTTTTCAATCGTACGCCGGACATGCGCAAGAGACAAGTTTCGTTGATATTCCTGATTTGATACCAGATTTTTAATCGGAATTTGCTCAAAATGCACTTTGGGTACGAAAGTGTTGTATTCATCCATTAGATTTCCTCCTTTAAAGCTGTAAGCATAGTGTTTATAGTTTCTCTCAACGCCAACAGTTCTTTCTCGAGATTACTGCGGGCATTTCTTGATACTTTATTTAGTTTTGCAAGACAATGTGTGCGGTCAATTGTACTGACCCAGGACGGAATGGTTAAAGCAAGGCTTGAAATCTCCGCATCTGGATCATAAGCAGGCATATCTTTAACAGAACCAGCGAGAATTGGCAATAGATGCTTCTGTGTATTCTGTCTTTTCGGAAGAAGCTTACGCGTGTCGGAATACCCAACGAAATTAATGGCATTATCAGTCAAGTCTTTACTCAAACGCAAAACATCTTGATGGGAGAGCCGGGACATTTCTACAATGTTGTCATGAGGTATTTTCACCTGACCGGATAATACTTTCGGAACAAGCTCTGGTACCACTTTTGATAACGCATCCAATGCGTGAGCATATATGCCATATCTATTAACAGTACCGTCTGAAATATGATATTCCTCACCGATTCGTTCTCGTGTTCGGCAGGCGGTTTCATCATAAGGAGGTTTGGTTAAAATTTTGCACCAAACCTCCTTTTTTGTATGCTGGTTGGCCCCTACAGTATTTCTGACACCAAGGATTTTCTCCATCTCGTACCTTTTACCTATCAAATACTTGCGCGTTTCATCCGTGATATTGCGGCGACCTAGCTGATTGGCACAAATCCAAGCGATAGCTTCTTCATTATTTTTAACATAAGTGCGTTGTATGGTAAAAGGAATTTGCAGCCTTGTACAGATTTCATAACGGTTGTGACCGTCAAGTATTGTATTGTTCCACACAGAAAGCGGTTCACGGCAGCCATCACGAATAATATTCAGCTCCAGTTGCTCCAGTTCTTCTGATGACAATGGCGGAATAAGCCGTTTAAAACTTTCGTCAATTTTAAGATTATATATAATTCGTTCTGACATAATTTTATAT